TATTTGGTATAGAAATAGACCCAAATCAATATAAAATGTTAGCTTATCAAGATGGTTCAATAAGTATATTAGGACAACAATTTGCAAGTGTACAAGACTATTTAGAAATGTTTGATAGTATCAATGATGATGATACATCCTATGTTATTAAGAAGGGTGGAGAACAATATAAAGAGTATTATGGTGATGTTATTCCAAAAGAATTGGTATTTAAGTGGTTTGAAGAAAATGTTGAATAAAAAGTAAACTTTTTTAGCTTTTTAATTATAATATATATAGAATAATAACAAGGGGCTGTTACAGAATTGATTTGTGGTCTAATAGTGATTATGCAGGTATCGGGTGGTCTACAATGACCGATTAATAAATTAGTTGATACAATTTTAAACGGAAACGTAAACCAAGTAGGAACAAGTGAAGATATAGTAGCTTGCTTACACAACAACATGATCTCTGATCTAGTAGTAGCTTAATTAATTTTAACTATTATGCACAAAAAAGCTGTGTCACCAGTTGAAAAGTGAAACCTTTTTATTAGAGTTTTGAGATTCAAAAACTAAATATTTTGTAAGTTAAGAAAAACTTACTAAACCTGTAAATGAATAGTTGTTGTTAACCAAGAAAGACACGTTTGGCAGTGAACGTCAGCTCCACAACAAAAAAGTCCATCAATTTGATGGACTTTTTTATTTTATCAGAGTTTCTATAATATTCTTTATTTTATTTATTTCCTTATAACTTATTCTTATTAAATTTATATTATTCTTATTACAATATAAATTCTTAATATTATCATTAAATTTAGTTATCTCATACTTTTCATTACCTCCAAATATAGAAACTGGTTTATAGTGTTGTACACCATCAAATTCAATACAAGTATTTATAGACTCAATATAGAAATCAAATGGTAGTTCTTGTTTATTTTTACAATCACTGAATTTATACTCTTGTATGTATTTTATATTACTTTTATCTAAAATACTTCTTATTATTTTATTACCTTTTGATTCTCTACATTTTGGACAACCTTTACCATTAATATGACTATGTGGTGTTTGTAAAAAATCACCATGTCCTTCTTTATTACAAGTAATTAAAACTTTTTTACCACTTGATATAATGTTAACTTTATTGTAATCATATCTATTGCCATTTAATTCTAATGACTTTTTTATAAAATAATCTGTAGTCATAGGAATAGATAATTTTTCTGGTGCATATATCATATGATTACTTGGTAATTGTTCATATACTATACCATCATATATTACTTTTATTTTGTTTTTTCTAGTTGTATAAATTGTTATACTATAATCATATTTATCACCCCATTTATTTTTGGCCTCTTTTATAAATTGTTCTGTGGTTTTTCTTCTATCTAAAGACATAACTTTATAATTATTTTTTATATAATATATATAAAAATAATAACTTTCCCTTATGGTAAATAGTGAAAAATATGCAATAAAAAGAAAGGAATATAATGCAGATAAAACATTTGTTCAGATTTCCAAAGAGCTTCATAAAAAAATAAAAGAACATTGTAAAAATAATAATCTTAAAGTTAAAGATTTTTTAGAAAAAACAATAACTGAAAAACTATTTTAATTTAACATATATTTGAATTTTCTTTATCTTTTTATTTGTTGTTCTTCCTGATAATAATTGTTTTCTATCATAGAAAAAATGTGTATGTTCTGTAATATACATAGGAGTTTCAAAATCCACAACTAATTCATCCTTTATATCTTTTTGGTATGAAGGAATCCAATGATTATTAAAAGTTCCACAAATTTCATATTTACTATCCAACATTTCAAAGAATGGTAAAAAATCATCTTTTACTTCTCTCCAATAAAATGAGTTTATTCTTTCAGAATCTCTTAAATGTGCAGCTTCTCTTTTAACTTTTTCAAATACTAATCTCCAAGCATTACAATTTGGTGTCCATATAACTCTTACTTCAAATCCTTCATCAAGTAAATAAGCTAAATTTTCATTACAAAAGTTTTGTAATTCTTCTTTGATTTCAGAATTACCAAATGATTCAAAAAACTTTATTAAATATTTCATATATTATATATTAAATGTTAATTTTGTAATTATGATAAATAGATTTGATGGTAGATATAGTTTTCTTTCAAACTTCTACCCCTGTAAAATAGAACACCAAGGTATCACTTACCCATCTGTTGAGGCATTTTATGTTGCAATGAAATGTAATAGTAATCAAACATTTGATGGAGTATATTATACACCTGTGGATTTTAGAGAAATGATTGCAAAAATACCAAGTCCAGGAAGAGTAAAGAAAATAGGTCAAAGAATTAAAGTAAGACCTGATTGGGATTCTAAGAAATTAGAGTTTATGACTTGGGCTGTTAATGAAAAGTTCAAGGATCCTACATTAAAAGAAATGTTACTAATGACTGGTGATGTTGATATTATTGAAGGCAACTGGTGGCACGATGTCTTCTGGGGCCAATGTACTTGTGAAAAATGTGCAGGTAAAGGTAAGAATAAGTTAGGTAAACTTTTAATGGAAGTTAGAAGTGAACTAAATGGTACAAAAAAACCTAACCTTTATGATGTGTTATTTCCTAAGAAATAATGAAAATATATTAATTACTTTGGAGGGAACTATATTATTTTTATATATAGTATATGAGAAAATTAAAGGAACTTACAAAGGAAGAAGAACAAGAAATTTGTCTTAAAAGACAAAATGGACTAAAAAGAAAAGACATAATAAAGGAATATGGTATTTCAGATAGACATTACCAAAAAGTAATTATCAAAAATGGTGGTGAATTAAATGAAAGAACTAGAAAGTTTAACTTTGATGAAAATTACTTTGAAGATATAGATACAGAGGATAAGGCTTATTTTTTAGGTTTCATAGTTGCAGATGGTAGTGTTAATAAAAAAACATTAAATATATCACAAAAAGAGCCTGATATTTTATATGAGTTTAAAAGATATATAAATTTTGAGGGTAAAGTTTTAAAAAGTAAAGGAAGAGATATACATACAATAAATTTATATTCAGAAAAAACTATAAATGATTTATATAGATTGGGTATCTACTCAAATAAAACTATGATAGTAAAATATCCTGAAATACCTAAAGACTTAGAACATCATTTTATGAGAGGTTTATTTGACGGTGATGGTTGTATATCAATACATAAAAAGAGACAAGGTGGAAGAGATACTACAGATAGAGGGCAAGTTAATATATGTTCAGGTAGTAGAGATTTTATTGAAGAGTATGTTGAAAGATTGAATAAGTATTGTGGTATAACAAAAAATAAAATAAGATGTCCAAAGGGAACATATAATGTAATAGATTGGGCTTCATTTAGTGATATAGAGAGGTTCTATGATTTTTTCTACAAAGATGCAACTATTTATCTAAAGAGAAAAAAAGAAACTTTTGATATGGCAATATCTATAAGTAAGAGTAAAACAAAATACAGAAAAAAAAATTAATAAAAATGTCGGTAATTTCATACTTTGGTGGCAAGGCAAACTTTCAATCCTTTATTACACCTATAATTCCAAAAGATTGTAAAACTTATGTAGAACCATTTTCTGGTTCATTTGCAATTTACTTAGATTCTAAATTAGAGTTTGAGAATGTTATCTTTAATGATAGAAATAGACATCAAGCTAATTTGATGCAATGTTGTTCAAGACCAGAAGAGTTTTTGGTTGAACTTAAAAAACTAATGGATTTTGGTGGACTTCTATATACCACAGAAACTGAATTAGATAAAAAATGGGATTTCTATAAAGCAATTTACAGAACTTACATTACTAATGATTTTTTAGATAATATGGACTTTGAGATTGGTGACTTAAAAGTAGGTGCAATTTATGCCTTTTTAATTACATCAAGTTTTAGTTCTGTTTATCCAAGAGGTGGTGGTTTCACTGGATTTAAGAAAAAAACTAATAAGTTGAACTTACAAATTTTGATTAATAAATTAGAGAAAAATAAATATACTGAAAGATTACAAAAAATTAATGAGTTTAATAACTTAGATTTTGAAGAAGTTATTACAATGCATGATGCAGAAGATACTTATATGTATTTAGACCCACCTTATGCTCGTTTTAATGACATTAAAAATGATGATGATGGTAGAAGACTATTTTGGTATGGATGTGACACAGAGAACACCTTTGGTGTTTCTTCACATAGACGTTTATTAGAGTTGTTAAAACAATCTAAATGTAGATGGTCTTTATCATATTACTACTTTCCTTTATTAGAAGAATTATTACCTAAAGATGAATACTTTTGGACTTCAAAAGAGTTTCACAGACCATCTGCAGTAATTAAAAATAAAGTAGAGGGTGTTGATAAAGAAAAAGGTGTTGAGTTATTGATTATGAATTACAACCCTGAGACTGGAGAAAAAATAAAGGTTAATTCAGATGTTCAACAACAATCAGAACCAGAATGGGATCCATTTGAGATGAGAATTATAAACTTATAGAAAGATATGAAAATTGTCAGGATAGTATAGAACAGGATGAAATACAAGAAAAATTAGAAAAAGGTGTATTAGGTCATATAACTAAGACTGTTAGTAGAGAACTGACACTTAACAAATTAATATAAAAAAGAGAAGTTTTAAGCTCCTCTTTTTTTTATTTCATCATTTAGATGTTCTAATATTTCTGTAATTGTATTAATAAACTCAATTGAATCATATTTACTTGGTGTTACTTTATATGATATTATATATGGATATTTTGTTACATTTTCTCTTTCTTGTTTTCTGGTAAGTTCTTTTTTTACTTTATCCATTGCAATTATTTCATCATACTCAGGTATTTTACCTTTTTCTAAATCAACATATTCATATTTTCTACCTTCTAACCACAACTTACATTTTTCACCTTGAACTCCTTCTGTTTCAATTTCTGAGTAAAATCTACCACCAGCAAATTCAATTCTAATATCAAGTATTGGTAATTTTACTCTTTCTACTATCTTTTCATTTTTGCTTTCTTCACTCCATAAACAATATTCTATCTCAAATTCATATTCTTTATCAATATATTTATCAAACTCTTTTTGTAAGTGAAAGTTCATCTCATCTATTGCAGTATCAGACTCATCAAATCCAAGTTCAATACCATCATCAGATATGGTAGTTCCTGATTTATTAAACTTTTTCTCACTTTGTTCATCTAAGAAGTCTGACATTTCTTGAGTTTTCTTTAAATATTCATTAAACTCACTTTGAGTAATATCTTTGTAGTGTCCAGGTTCATTTTCTTCACCAGTTCTACCTCTAAAATTATCCCAATCTATTTCTTTATAATTAGTTACCTCAAGTTCACCATTTCTGTTACTAAAACCTATGTGTATTTGGTCAAGTGCAACATCAAAATTATCTTTAGATTCAATACCTACATTAAAAAAATGATAATCTTTTGATGGTTTTACTTTAATACTATTATAATATTTGTAAACTTCATCAAATTCACTTCTCCAATCCTTTTTAGTTTTGTTTTTTTTTAAAAAATCAAAAAATTCTAAAATATATATCATATTATTTAATTATTTTTTTAATATTGATTTCCTTTTATAAGGATAACCTTTTCTTCTTTATCCCAACTAGTTGTATATTCTAAACCATCACCTCTACCTCTACAATCTTCTACTTTAGTCTCTACAATTTCAAATATCTCAGATGGTTCTTCTGCAACATTTACTGCAACTTTTGTATTAGGATCATATTGTTTTAATCTTTCAATTAATTCTCCTACTGTTTCAAGTCCTGTTGTTTCTTCTACTTTATTGGTTTCTGGATTCCATTTTCTAAATCCTTCTTCTAAACCTTCAATAGAATCATCAACTTCATCAACTGATAAGTCATCCATTTTTTTAGTTACATCATTATAGTGAAACTTTGTATTTCTTGGAAATTGTTGTGTATCTGCACTATTTTTAGTGAAGTCTCTTTTTAAGTCTTGTAAATCTTTTTTTTCTTCTTCCTTTTTGAAGTCTTCAAATTTTATTAGTTTAGCCATGATATTATGATTTTTTTTAAGAAGTAAATTTTATAATCCAATTTACACCACTTCCAAAGTTAGGTTTTGCACTTGAATAAATATCTTCTTCTTTTATACTTTTTATTTTCTTAATTATCTTTTCTCTATTACTATCAACTGGTGATGGTAATTTAGTTATAATATATTTAATATATTTATTGTATTTACCAGATTTAACTTCACCATTTTTAATTTCAACCTTACATTCAACTGGTAGATTTAATGTCTCTCTTAATGACTTTTCATTAAAAATTAAATTTGTCTTTTTAGACTCATATATTTTGAAGTCATCAAATTTTATTAATTTGTCCATATTATTGATTTTTTAATTTTCTGTCTAATAACTTAGACATATTTGAACCAATTAAGAAGTGTATATTTTTAATAGTATCACTTTCAACTGACTCAATTTCATCCATAAATCTAAATTGTAATTTATACATATCTATATCATCAGGATCTTCTGTTAAATCTTTATCTATTTTATGTATTGAAAACTCAATATCATAACTATTGTTAATATTTATTTTAAAGTCAAATGTGGTTTTATCACAAGAAACTATTTTAAATTTTGGTTCATATTCTACATCAAAAACAGAATATTCTGTAATCTTAGCTCTTTTCATATAATAGTTCAAGAACATTGCAGGACTTTCTGTAAAATCAGAAAGAATTTGAATATCCTCTCCAAAATTATTTGATTCAATAATATCCTCTATTTTTTTCTTCATATCGATAATACTATCAAATTCCATTCTATGATAAACACAATTTATATCATAAAGGTATATAAATGAATTCTCAATAATATTTCTTTTTTCTAAGTCTGTTTTAAATATAAACTTGGTGTGTATAATATTTATATCTTCTGTTGATAATCCATTTATACCAATTACTAATTTTAGATAATCATTATCCTTTGATTTTTCATAGACAGTTTCACAAGAACTAACTACCCCATCTTCTTCTTTAAATATTTCCTTAAAGGCTTCTTCAATCTCAGATATTCTAATATTCATTTTTTTAAATTATTTTTATAATCATTTTCCCATATATTAATAATATTAAATCCATTTTTTAATATTATTTTTTCTCTATCAATAGTTTTTTTATATAAGTCACCAAATGATAGTCCTGATACTTTATTAATTTCTTTAGGATTATATACATCAGGATTACCATGCCAATAATCACCATAGAATTCATATACAATTTTATTAACATTGTCAATTGCATCCACTCTAATATTCTTATTTTCTAAATTAATAGTTTTTTGTCTAAATTCATTTGGAATTCCTATACTATCCAACCAATTAGTTTCCATTTTTGATACTACTTTTGAACATTTAGGACAGCCCTTACCATTAGTATGGTTGTTTGGGGATTGTTTAAATTCCCCATGTTTCTTACATATTATAGAGATCTTTATTGAATTATTAGAATATTCAACATTTGAATAGTCATATTTATTTTTATGTATATTATTAGATTTCTCTATGAAGTAATCTAAACTAATTCTATGTTCTTCATTTGCACAAATAGAACATCCTTGTCCTATTAAGTGTTTATATGCATATTGTTTAAATTCTCCATGTTTCTTACATATTATATTTATAATAGACTTAGATTTGGTAAAAATAGTTTTGGAATAATCATATTTATTTTTATGTATTAAATTAGATTTGATTATAAATTCATCTTGTGAGGGGTTTCTGGAATCTTTATAACACTTAATACAAGATGAACCATTTAGATGAGCTTGTGCTCTTTGACTGAATTCTCCATGTTTACTACAAATTATTCTAATATTGTCTCTTAATTTTGTATATTTTACTAATGAATAATCATACTTATTGCTATGTATTATACTACATTCCTTTATATAAATATCAGTTGTATATTTTTTACCATTCATAATTTAATTAAATTGTTTATCATAAGCTTCTCTTTTAAGCTTCATTATTTTTCCTATATAGTTGTTACGTCTTAATAATTTGAATACAAGATTTCCTGTTGAAAACTCTCCACCTTCACTATCAAGGCCACTCTTTCTACTATCTTTAATCTTAGTCCACACTTTCTTGATTTTATCTTTAAGTGCTTGATAAGTATCTTCTTTTGCAGCTTCTTCTAAGTCATCTATTTTAGACATTATAGTTTTAGCTTTCTCTTTAATATTTTCCTCATCTGGAACAAATTCAATCTTTTGTGGTTTCTTAACCCATTTATCTTTTAGAATAGAATAAGCACCACCCATTTTACCTGTCTCAATTGCTTCATTTAGTGAATTAATATCTTGTAACATTATTTCAACATCATATCCTCTTATCTGAATTTCATGTTCACCATTCCACATTTTTTTAGCATAATCACAATACTTCTCAACTAATTCAACATTTTCATCAATATCAGAATGTCTTATAATAACATGTAAGTCAAAGTCAGAATATTTTTCAGACCAGTTATAGTTACATAAAGAACCACAGAATATAATGTCAAGTACATCTGCTTTTAATTCTAAGTCACTATAAAAGTCTTCACCTATTTGTAATAATTCTCTTCTTATTTCATCATCAAGTTCAAATTTATCCCATACTTTAGGATTCAATTCATCTTTCAAATGGAACGATTTTACTGGTTCTAAATCAGCTTGTACAAATTCAAAGTATTTATCTATTTTCATTAGTGTATATATTAAATTAATAAAGAGTATTAGTTATACTAAAAAATTCTGTTTTTAATGCATCCCTTTGATTTATTATAGTTTGTGGTATTGATGTTCCTGCTCCACTTATTACTATCTCATTCATTATTTATACCATTTAATTTTTATACAATTCTATTTTAAAAGTAACTTTATTAATTAAATCAGACAATTCTAAATTTGTATTCCAAATAGTTTGCCAAATGTATTGTGTGCCTACAATTTGCTCAAAATAGGCGGTTTTTAAATGACATAAGTTTTGAACATTAGCAAGATATCCGTATAAAAAACCAAACGGCAAAGCGATGCTATGCAAGTGCCAGCGCATTAAGATGAAATAGGTGTAGAGTTGTTGTAGTTTTTTCATGGTGTTTTTTTATAAAGAAATATTAATTTTTAGTGTATTCTATGATAATATAATATGTAGAATCTGCATAGTCAAGGACGATATATGAAGAAAAATGTATAGTAATTGCATCTAAATCAGTTCTAATAATTGTTGAAAAATTATTTAAATCATCATAAAAAGGAATATTTATTTGCTTGTCTGATGCAGAATAAATAATTCCATCTAGTTTAATTATTTTATCAATATTGACATCAATATCTATATAATCATTGGCAGTTAATAATATTTTTGAAAAAACCTTTCTATAAATAGGTTTACCATCAATCCATTTAGCACCAGTATCAATTTCATCTGTACTATAATTAATTATTGCATTTACAACACTTTTAAGATTACTAATATTTGCAAGTACATTAACTAAATCGCCATCTTTACCGCCAGCGTTGTTGTATTTCAAAGCATTTGGATAATTGAAATTTACTATTTGTGCTGTTGTAAAAATATCATTTGGTAAGTTTTGGGTTTCATCATTACCTAATTTTGAAAGAATATCGAAACGACCAAAATAATTTAACGCAAAGTTTGAGCCACATTGATATAAATTTTCAATTTCGTTTTTTATGATTGGGTTGGCGTTTTCAAAACAATTATTTCCAAATGTATTTTTTCCAAGTAGTTTAAAATTTCCAGTTGAATCAGAAAAACATTCATTACCAAAGTCGCTTTCGTTGTTAAAAATCACATTTCCTGAAGTGCCTTTAAACGCAAAGTCAAGAAAAATATTGTTACTGTCAAAGGTTGCTATTAATGAAGAATCCGTAAAAGCATTATCTGCAAATTCGTTTTCATTACCAAATTGTAAACTTTTTGATGTTAAGTTTTGAAATGCTTTTTCTTCAAAATAATTAGTACTACCAAAAATACCAGTTGCCGTAGAATTTTTTAAAAATTCTATTCCAAAGGAATTGGCATTACCTATATTAATAGTTGGATTAACTGATGCGAGAAAACATCTATCTCCAAAATTACTGTTATTTAAAAATGTAAAAATACCTGAAGCGTTTTGAAAAGAATTTTGGCTAAAATTATTACCATTCCCAAAAGTAAATTTTCCTGAACAATAATTAAAAGAATTGTTTCCAGCACTACAAGTGTTGAAAATATTTATTCCTGATGCGTTATTAAATGCAAATTGGTCAAAAGTAACATTGTGAAAAATATTGTTTTTCTCATTACTTTCAAAAGCACTTTCTTTAAAATTTACAACTAAACCATTTGTATCTTCAAAACTTAATAATTCGGCATTGGTTATTTTTCCACAAAAACCGTTAGCTAATAAAAAATCGGTATTGGCTGGAACTGTAAAATAAAAAGTGTTGTCGCTAAATGATGTTTCGGTAAGTTCGGCATCAGTAAACAAGGAAACATAAGCCATTGCACCAGCTAAATCATTAAATACCTGATTTGTTGCATCGGTTAATTTAATTTTTCCTAGCCCCGAACTTATAACATTTGAATTACCTCCACCTATAGATATTAAATCAACATCTCCATAATTTTCAACTACACCAAAAGTACCAATTATTAGTTGACCATTTGCAACAATTATTTTTCCATAATTAAGTATAGTTCCATCAACTGTTAAATCACCATATACCCAATATTGACAATATGGTGGAACCACTATATAATCATTAGGTTCAATATAATATTTAATATTAAATGAATCATTAGAATATGTTTTGATAAATTGAAAACAATCATTACCATAATCATATGATAGACTATAAATATTCTCTGGTATTATATCATTTGGTGTTAAATCCACCAATCCATTAATGGATGGTTTTTTAACAGGTTTAATACCTACTCCATTTATATTTATTGTAATACTTCCAGTATTTGAATTATCAAACTTTGATAGAAATATTACATCTGTCTCATATATACTAAATGTTGGGGATATACTAGTTGTGTATAATACACCATTACCTATAAAGTCAACATAATGAACTTGTGTTAATTTTTCTTTTACCCATTGACCAGTATAATAATCTCCTTCATATTTATAAAGTGAATTATATTGATCATCAACTCTTACTGTCATACCATTTGTTGGTAGAGTATTTGTCCAATTTGTAGTTGTTGTATTATATTCTGATATAAATCCACCTGGATTTCCTGCCCAAGGAGAACCAACAATACTTGATGATTGATCAATACCTACTAAATATCTATCACCATCATTTGGTGATATAGGTACAGTGGTTAGTATTGATTTTACTGAGTTTTGCCATTCACTAATATTAGTAGAGCTGGCACCAGTATATTCAACCCAGTTAAGTAAATTCATTAAATCAGTATCAACATTATTATATTTTAATTGATATGTTTTATTATTTGATGGTGTTGGATCATCATAAATCACAACTAGCATACCCCATTGTCTTCTTTGGATAATTATACTATCTCTTTCTGCAAGAGTTGCATATCCATGAATACCACCTTTAATTTCATTTGCATATGCGGTTGAAATTAAATCTGCAGTGTTAATTGGTCTAATTGCTGCTCCTACTAATGTTCCTATATTTGGTATTCCTGCCATTTTTATTTATATTTTTTTAACTTACTATTACATTTGCTGCTGAATTATATGCAGTATTACTTACCCAAACTTCAAAGTTTGTTGTCACATTATATGTATTGGTAAATGCCCAAGCAGTTTTAACTCTTGTAAATGCGGTATTTGCTAATCCATTAACTGTAAAGGTTGGTACTAATGCACCACTTACTGAACTTGGCCAAGCAAATATTAAATATTTACCATTTGCATTAATTGCACTATATGTTTTATTCTTAGTTGCTGATAGTTCACTTCCAGAACCAACTCCAGCTCCATTTAATGCCTTTATAAGATTACTTGTTACTATTGCAGTTACATATGTTGTATATGATGGATTTAATGTTAAATCTGGATTAGGATAAGTAAGACCACTTAAATCAATGGATCCCCAATATATTCTATTTACCCATGTTATTGAAGTACCTGTTGTATTTCCTCCAGTTCCGTCATTTACAGTCATTATAAAGCTATTATTTGTACTTGCAAGTAGTGGAAAACTATAAGTTCCTGATGCAACTCTCCAACCAACTTGTGTGTTTCCTGTAATTGGTGAAATTGTTGTTCCATTAACAACAATACTTAGTATTGGATTTGATTTTTTTGTTGCTGTCCAGTAAAGAATAGTTGACAATGATTGTCCATACTCTTTTTGAGTACTTATTGGTATTGTACTTGAAATAGAACCAACTACACTAAGTGATGGAATTGGTGATGCATAAGGATATAAAATAGCATCAAACATTTGTTGAATTGTCTGTGGTGTAGGAAATGTTGTTCCTGAGACAACTCCACCAACAGTAACTGTTGTTGGGTCTGGATTCATATATGTTGTAGGTGTAGCTGATGCTGATGCAACAATAGCACTTAAATCGTTTATTCTTTCCCAAAGAGTAAATACAGAATCTCTAACATCAGAGGCCTTAACTAAATTTAAAGTATTATTAGGAATTTGATTTAATAAATTAGCAACCTCATCATAACGAAATGATTCAATATTACTTCCAGTTCCATATCCATATAAAAGAGCCATAGATTAATTTGTTTTTATGTATATATTAAAATATTATTTCCATAAAAATAAAAAAGAGAGTTAAACTCTCTTTTTTATATTACTCTTTTTTACTCCAAAGATAAAAATCATCAGTTTTCTCAAAATTAAACTTAGTGAAGTTATTTTCAAGTGAATTATTTATCAAGTCTGTAATTCTATCATCATCTAATTGAGATTCTATATAACTTTCTGCTTTAGACTTATCAACTATATTACTTAATATTACTGGAAGACCTAATAAATCAACTTCTTCTTTTAATAACTCATCTGTTAAATATTCTACAATATTACCTTTGATAATATCCATCTCATCTTTATTATAAACAATTACCAATAAATCATCATTTTCCCAGTTTGTTACTTTGAATAAGTGTTTATCAGAATCAACTATATCTATTTGACTTAAATTAGCATCAAAATGGTCTGCTAAGAATTTCTCTGCTTTAATATCAGTTCTACCAACTCCTTTATAAAGACATTGTAAAAGTGAAGTAAACTTAAAATCTACAGATTCAAATACTTTGAAACTCTCAAATGTTAAAACACCATCAGATTCCATATGAACTCTATCATCAATTACATCACTTATAACTTGTTTTATTCCATTAATATCCTTTAATCCATTTCTTTCAATGAACTTCTCAAACTTATCAGAACCAGTTTTCAAATATCTTTTTAAGTTTGTAGGTCTAATCTTCCACTTGTCCATATAGTCATCAACAAGTTTATTTACTACTTGATAATATTTATTTGCATCTTCTCTACTACTTATTGACATTGTTAACTTATGTTTTTTATTACATCTATATATTAAAAAAATATTTTCACTTTTTTTATAAACAAAAGATAAGTTTCATGATATATAATCATGTAAAAAAAATTAAAAAAACAGAAACTATGAAAAAATTATTATTTGCTTTAATGGCTATTGTTGCAATCACTGTAACATCTTGTAAAAAAACTGAAACTGTAGAAACTCCAACAACTGTTGATTCAACTGCTGTTGATACTACTAAAGTTGATACAACTGCTACTGACACAACTAAAGTTGCTGATACTACTAAAGTAGAAGCTCCTGCTGTTAAGTAATTAGAAATGTGCTTGGTCTAAAAAGAGAAACAGAAATGTTTCTCTTTTTTGTTTTTAGGAATTATGTATTTAATATATAGTTTATGAATTTATCACAAACAAGAGACTTTTATAATAAAAAACCTGTTGAGTTTGTTGTCAAAGAGCACTACAACTTAATTGAGGATAATGAGTATATTCCAAGGTTTTCACTAAAAAATGTAAAGGATATTGCAAATATTCCAATTAATGAACCTATTAAATACTCAGATGAAGTTATGAGAAAAGCCATTAGATATGGTATGATGTTTCTTATAAACTACAAAGGTGAAAAAGATAAACACTTTGCAGGTCATGAGAGAGTAATTTATCCAATGGTACTTGGACGTTCTTCACAAGGTAAAGTTTTATTGAGAGGATGGCACTTAAATGGATGGTCAGTGTCTCAAAGAAGACATATAAACAAGATTTGGAGACTTTTTAGAACAGATAGAATACTTTCTATGACTTTCACTGGTTCATTCTATAGATTACCACCAGCAGGTTATAATATGAATGATAAAGGTATGAGAGGTGGTATTATAGTTAAAGCTGATTTCAATGAAATTAGAAGAAACCAACAAGCTCTTATCAATCAAAATAAAATTCAAAATAGAGAAGAGGTTACAATTGGTCAACCAGATAAAACATTTGCTTCTATTCAAGTTAAAGAAACAGAAACTCAAGTAGATTTAATGAAGCCATTTGAGAATGCTTATGTAAATAATAATAAAGATATGGCAGGATTAAGAATTTCATTCTTAAAAAGTATCTATGGTAATAAATATATTGCAGTATTGGGTGCAATGGGAAGTCCGGGTAATACCGTGAGAGTATTGACAGATAAACAAAAAAATCTTGGGATATTTAAAGTCATGGATTCAATTACGGGTGATGTTTTAAAAAGTATTAAAAATATTAAAGGAAATGCCATTTATGATCTTTATCTATGGGATAAAAAATTATAATTTAATCTATAAATCTGAACACATAACCATGTGATTTCTTACACTTTCCATGTAGCACATCATATATGCAAGATTTGCTAATATTTAAAAATCTGGCACATTCTGCATATGTTTCAAATATGTCTATAATTTCACCATTTATGAAATAAGAAACTTCTACTTTTCTACTTGATAATAATGGTTTATTTCTTCTAGAATTACCTATATTTTCTCTAGCTTCCTCTGAGTGTTTATAACCAATTTTTGATATTTTTGTATTTTCTATATGTTCAGAAGTTTGGTTTCTACCAATGAGTGAACTTCTTATTTTATCTTTTGTTTCTTGTGATAATTTTTTACCTTTTTGTGATTCCGATAATTTATTTCTAGTTTCTTCTGTTGGTTCTCCTTTAAATCCTCCAAGAGTTCCATTGGTTAGGTCATTACCAATTTCTTTATAGTATTTTATCCAATAAATCTCTCTTTCACTTGCAATCTCTGTTGTTTTAATATTTTCTTCAATTAATATAATTTCTATATTATCCTTATACTTATTAATCCAATTTCCATTTTTAGTATTCATTTTTGATGTAATTCTAATATGTCTTTTAAATCTATCCAATAATGTCTTTTTAGTCAATCCAATATATCTTATATCATTACTATCTTTTAATTTAAGTCCATATATTTTATAATTTTCCATTTTTGTCTATTAAATATTTTATAAGTTGGGAATAACTCATCTTAATACCACTTTTAATTATTTCTTGCTCCATAAGTTTTTTTAACTCAAAACTTATCATTATACTTGTATATTTTTTCTTTTCCATATAATATATATATTATATATACTCTTCTTCCTTTTGTCATTTTATGAAATAAATATATAAATAAAAATTATAGTAAAAAATGGAGAATATAAAAGATTTTAATTCATTTAATGAGAAGAAAAACTGGATAAAAGATGCTATTTCTAATAAAGGATCTCTAAAAAAATCTTTAGGTAAAGGTAAAGATGAGAAAATAACTAAAAATGAGATAGAAAAAGAATTATCTAAATTAAAAGCCAAAGATAAAGATAATAAAAAGCCAGGAACTCAGTTAGACAAGAAAGATGCTACTAAGAAAAGAAGATTAGAATTAGCAAAAACTTTAAAAAGTCTTAAAGAACACCAAGAAGAAGGTAATTATATGTTCTTTTCTAATTTAGAGACTATCAAAAGATTAGTAGATGAATTACTACAAATGGATAAAGCTGAAATTGATGCTATGTTAAATGAGCATGATTGGGCATCTGACCACATTACAAGTTCTAAAGATGATATTGAAGAAGTATTTGACTTTATAGCTGGTCATAGTAATCCAGAAGAGGATGAAGATTGGGATAGTATGAGTCATGATGAAATAAGAAATAAGTTTCAATAAATAAATTAAAACCTCACTTTAAGTGAGGTTTTTTCTTTTTGACTAAACAACACATGATAAAATATATATAATCATAAATCTTTAATTTATTAGAGATTAAAAATTATTGGCCTATGAATGAATGAAATTGATGAGTTTTTAACATTTCTATATGATAATATAGAAGATGAAAGAATAGAAGTATCAAAAAAGATGAGATATGGATTTAGACACTTTGGAATAAATCTTTATTTAGAGAACAAAGAACCTGACACTATCATAAATAGTTCAACTGGTCAAATACTAACAGAGAATAGTAGCTACAACTCAATTAATGTATTGATAGATTGTAGAAATAATTGTATTGAACTTAATGTCAATATGGATGATGTTTTAATTGAAGACATTGAACTAACACAAAAATGGGCAGACCTGCTTGAAGAATACCTAAAAAATAAATTAGAGAATAAAGTAAGTACTTTGATAAATAATGGTTTATCAAAGACAGACTTATTGAGAGAATATAAGCTTAAAAAAATAATCAAAGAAGATGAATCTATATAATCAAGAAGAAGTAGATAGAATTGCTAAAGTTAAAGAAGTAAATGATAAAATGGAAGACTTTTTTAATGATAAAAGAATAGAGTGGAGTAAAAATGTAGATCCATTATTCAAATCATTGGCATTAGATTTTAGTTTACCTGCAAGTCATAAAGAAATTTTAAATACACAAGCACTTGCTCTTTCATTTAGACAAGTATTGAATGAAGAAGTAAATTTATTTCTTAATAAAAGAAGTAAAGAAGCCACAAAGATAAAAAGATTAAGACAAGATAGATTTGTTTTTTATGCAACTGGATTTGGAATTAAAACTAATATGGGAGAGAAAGGTATTTTAATTGATGGTCATTTGGCAGAGAATGAAAGAGCAATGGAAATAATAGAAAGTCATATTCAGTTTTTGAGAGATACTGTTAAAAACTTAGAATCACTTGGATTTGCAATTAAGAATATGGTTGAATTAATGAACTATCTAGGAAAATAAAAAAAGAGACTTTAAAGTCTCTTTTTTTATTTATCACGTTCATCTATATC